GGTTGAAAATTGCTCTGCAAGGCCGTAAGATGATTATTCCACCAGCACTTCAGTTTGTTGCTGAAAGGTTGATGGCTTCTAATCTTCGCCCTGCCACTTCAGACAATGATATCAACGCTGTCCGTAATATGGGTATGCTCCCAGAAGGTTATGTAGTGAACCACTTCCTAACCGATACGGATGCGTTTTTTATCAAAACAGATGCTCCCAACGGTTTTAAACATTTTGAGCGTAGCGCAATCAGAACATCTATGGAAGGTGATTTTGATACAGGTAATGCTCGGTATAAAGCCCGAGAAAGATACAGCTTTGGCGTTTCTGACCCAAGGTGTGTATTTGGTTCTCCTGGAGCCGCCTAATATTAAGGGGGGAATAATCCCCCCTTTTTTCTTTTATTTTTAAATTGTTCCACGTGAAACATCTTGCCCCCTTGTGTTAGGGGGTTTTTTTGTGTACGATTACTTATCCCTGACAACTGCATTGTGCAGTTGACACTAGCCAAGACAGGAGACAACATATGGCTAATTCTACTTTCTCAGGACCAGTGCGTTCTGAAAACGGTTTTTCAGATATAACTAAAAACACAACAACAGGTGCCGTTACAAGCACAATGACTCTGCGAACGTATGAGGCAACAATTACTGTTGCTGATGGTGCTACCACAGGTAAAGAGTCTGCTATTGGTATTCCAGCTAACTTTATCCCAATGGGAGTTACTGTTGCCGTAACCACAGCAGCGGCAAACGCTGTCAATTTAGTGGATATTGGCACAGATGCTGATACAGATGGTTTTGTAGATGGTATCTCTGCCGCAGTAAACTCAACAGGTTTTAAAGGCTTTTTTGGATGCAATGGTGTTCTTGGTATGTCAGGATTTACGACATCAGCAAGTGGTGCTACCCCTGATGAAGTTGAAATAGTAGTTTCTGGTGATCCAGGAGGGGATACAGTAATTGTTTTGAAATTTTTCGGTATCTCTAGCTCCTCCGACGCATCGTAAGGAGAGTTCCGTATGGCAAACTCAGATATACGAGCCAAACGCTTGACAGGCACAGGCGCGGCCTCTACTGGTCGCGCTCGGTTGCGTCAGGTTCAGGTTTTGGTAGCAGGAACAGCAGGTCGGCTAACTTTTTCTGATGGCAATGGAGGTTCAACCCTTCTTGATTTAGATTTTACGGCAAGCCAAACACACTCTGTAAACATTCCAGATGAGGGTGTGCTGTTCACCGACGATATTCATGTTGCTACCGCAACAAACATCACTGCACTGACGATATTCTTTGCGTAGGGATTATTATGGCTACAACAAAAGATGTCAAAAGAAGCCCATCTGGTAGGCTTACCTACCGTGGTGTAACTTTTTCGGGGTACAATAAACCAAAAAAGACCCCAAATGGGCCGAAAAAATCTGCTGTTTTAGCTAAAAAAGGTAATGAAGTCAAATTAGTGCGGTTTGGTGACCCAAACATGAGTATTAAAAAAGACCAACCTGCTAGAAGAAAATCATTTCGAGCAAGACATAATTGTGACACAGCTAAAGATAAATTTAGTGCGCGATATTGGTCTTGTAAGGCATGGTGATATAGATCATGGCAATATCGAGGAGTCAAATGTCAAAACAAATTAGAAAAGTAGGCAGGAAAAAACCTCCTGGACTCTATGCAAATCTCAACGCAAAAAGAAAACGTATCGCTGCAGGAAGTGGTGAAAAAATGCGTAAGGTTGGACAAAAGGGCGCTCCTAAAAAAGGTGCCTTCGCAGCCATCAGAAGGAGGACATAATGGCAAAAAAACCACCAAAGCCTAAAGATGCTAAAGAGGCGAGGTTTCGTAAAAGAAACAGAGAAGAAGATCGTGAAACGTATGAATACTTAGACAAACAGTCTAGAAGAAATGGGCCTGTTAAAAAAGACCCACCACCTAAACCAAAGAAAAAACCAAAACCACCAGTCAAAAAAAAGGAGGGCGGAGAAGTGAAAAAACCAAAGAAAATGATGATGGGCGGTAAAGTATCTATGCCTAAGAAAATGAAGCGTGGCGGTAAAGTCGCTATGATGAAAATGCGTAATGGTGGCAAAGTTTCTATGCCTAAAAAGATGAGCCGTGGCGGTCGTGTAAAAAAGATGGCTAAAGGCGGTGTAGTCAAAGGTCCTTACAGTTAAGGTGTAATTTATGGCAGTTTCTGGTTCTACCGATTTTGAACTTGATGTAGCTGAGTACGTTGAGGAAGCATTTGAAAGATGTGGCCTCGAAGTCCGTACAGGGTATGATCTTACGAGTGCGCGTAGATCTTTAAATTTATTGTTTGCTGATTGGGCTAATCGTGGTCTTAATAGGTGGACAATAGAGCAAGCTACGTTACCTCTAGCCTCAGGTATAGCTATATACCCTGCTGGAACGCTTACTATGACGGTTGCAGCCAGTGGTTCATTTTCAGTAGGAGAAACTATAACAGGTGGTACGAGCGGAGCTACGGCTAGTATAACTAGCATCCGCTCTTCTACCGCTATAGATATTACAGTACCAGAGGGAACCTTTTCAGCATCAGAAACAATAACAGGCGGTACGAGTTCAGCTACCACCACAGTCTCCTCTGCTGTTTCATTAGTGCCAATACAATCTACTATTGATGTATTATCTGCAGTAATTAGAACAGGAACTGGTTCTGATCAAACAGATGTTGCTATAAGTAGAATCAGTAGAGATGCTTATATTAATATTTCTAATAAAAACAGCACCTCACGCCCTACACAGTTTTATGTAGATCGGTTAATTACTCCTGAAATAAAACTTTGGCCTACTCCAAATAATAATACTTACACATTAGTTTATGATAAACTCACTCGTATAGATGATGTAGATAACCCACAAAATACTGTAGATGTACCGTTTAGATTTTACCCTTGTTTATCTGCAGGGTTGGCTTATTACATTTCCTTAAAACGTGCTCCACAAAGAACACAGCTTTTGAAAGCTGTATACGAAGAAGAGTTTGAGCGAGCAGCAGCCGAAGATAGAGATAGAGCAAGTTTAAGTTTAACCCCAAGCCGTGATTATTATACGTTTATAAGATGAAGTATGCTTCTGGAAAATACGCTAGAGCGATTTGTGATAGGTGTGGGTTTGAGTACCCATACACCTCCTTACAAAAAGAGTGGAATGGGTTAAAAGTTTGTACAGATTGTTTTGAGCCTAAACACCCACAATTAGAGCCTCCGCCACCTCCATTTGAGCCAGAGGCATTGTACGACCCAAGGCCAGATAGAGCTGAAGGTTTAGATATTTTTGTTGGGCAGAAAACATTCCCTGTTTTGTCTAATGCTTCCACACATGCAATTACTTCGGTTGGAAAAGTGGAGGTTGTCGTATCATGAGTTTTACATACAGCACTCTTAAAGATGCTCTTAAAAACTACACACAAAACACAGAAACTGTTTTTTTAAATTCTATGGATATGTTTATCCGTCTAGCAGAAGAGCGTATTCTTAAATCAACTCAGCTGAATGTTTTCCAAAAAAATGTGACAGGAACACTTTCTTCAGGAAATGAGTATTTAGCTGTTCCTAGTGATTTTTTATCACCTCACTCACTTAGTATTACTAACAATAGTCTGTATGAGTACTTACAATTAAAAGAGTTAGAGTTTGTGCAATCATACAATCCTAATGCTTCTGCAACAGGCACCCCAAAATACTATGGGCAATTTGATGTCAATTACTTTGTTTTAGCCCCTACCCCTGATTCAACATATACCGTAAGTTTAAGTTATTTTCACAGACCTGCCAGCTTAACGCAAAGTTTGTATCTCTTAACTCTAAGCACAGTATCAGGCACATTTGTTGTTGGTGAAACGATAACAGGCGGAACAAGTGGACAAAGTTCTACTGTATCTGTTGTTGATACTGCCACAAGTTTAACAGTTGGCATACCAAGTCAAAATTATACTGTTGGTGAAACAATAACAGGTGGTACAAGTGGTGCGACTGCTGTTATCACTGCGCTTGGTGCAGACACGACAAATAGTTGGTTAAGTGAAAATGCTGAGGTTGCTCTTTTGTATGCCTCACTTGCTGAATGTTACCTTTTTATGAAAGGTGAGCAAGATGTTATGAATATGTACAATCAAAGATACGGTGAAGCTATTAATCGTTTGAAAAACTTGGGCGAGGCTTTAGAAGTAACAGATGATTATTCTGCGGGATATATAAAAAAGGCTAGAACGTAATGTTGACAGATAGTTTAAAGTTATCAGATGATTTTAAAGTCGAAGTGCATACAACTAATAATAGAGGAGCTTCTCCTGAAGAAGTTGCTTCTAGATGTGTAAAAAAATTAGTTTTTGTTTCTGATCAAGCAGAACCTGCTATCAGAGAACAAGCCCATGCGTTTGCTGCACATATTGAGAAAGTTATTGCCTCTTATATGAAACAAGCTGTACAAAGTGATAGAACGACAGTTTTTAACGCTTTAGTAGACGCAGGCCACCCAGAACTAGCTGAACTTATAAGGAGACTTTGATATGGCGTTTAGTGGGAATTTTATGTGTACCTCTTTTAAAAAAGAAATACTTTATGGTGTACACGACTTTGATACCTCTGCTTCAGGAGATACTTTTAAATTAGCATTGTATACTAACAGTGCCTCTTTTACGGCAGCAACAACAGCGTATACAACAAGTAATGAGGTTTCTGGCACAAACTATTCTGCTGGAGGAGGAACTCTTAACACGGTAGACCCTACAACATCTGGAACTACTGCTTTAGTAGATTTTGATGATTTAGTTTTTTCAAATGTTACTCTCAGTAGTGTAAGGGGAGCTTTAATTTACAATACTACCCCTGATACAACCTCGCTCTCGGTAAGTAACCCTACTGTTTTAGTTTTAGATTTCAGTGCAGATAAAGCAGCTAGTTCTGGTGATTTTACTGTTGTTTTTCCTACCGCTGATGCTTCGAATGCAATAATACGGATTGCTTAAATGACAGATGCAGTTGTTGCATATAAAGGTTGGGGTAGTTTAAGTCAAGCGTGGAATACGCAGTCTTGGAACACTGTTATTACAACAACTAAAACTGTCACAGTGGTTTCTACTGGCAGTGGCAATAAATATTTTATTGATGGTGTGCAACAACTTACTCTCGTATTAGCTAGAGAAACTACCTATGTATTTGATGTATCTGACTCTTCTGTTAGTGGTCATCCTTTCAGGTTCTCTACTACTTCCGACGGCACACATGGAGGAGGTTCGGAGTATACCTCAGGAGTAACAGTTTCTGGCTCTGCTGGCTCAGGTGGTGCCACTGTTACTTTTGCTGTTCCACATGACGCTCCCGACACACTCTATTATTATTGCACTAATCACAGTGGTATGGGTGGCTCAGCCACAATGTACAATATATCAGTTGTCCCTGTTGCGAGAACAGCTACAAGTGGTGCTGCTTCTGTTTCAGGAGCAACAACAGTTACAATAACTACTACCGATATTGTTGGTACAGGAGGGGTAGGAACTGCTAATTTAGATGGAACAGCCACGGTTACAATTTCAGGAGTTGCGGGAACAGGTGGTGTATCTTCTGTAAGTATTCAAGGAGATGCCAACTTTACAATAACTACTACCGATATTGTTGGCACCGGAGTTGTAAATGGTGTTACGATCATAGGAGATGCAAACATTCCTATCGATGTCACTGGTGTAAGTGCAACAGCTATCGTAGGGGTAGGGTTTGTTTGGGGTCTTAATGTTCCTAGTCAAGACCCTAATTGGCAAGATATCGCGGCATAAGGAGTTGATATGAGTACATATGTAAATAATCTAAGGTTAGAAGAAATCGGTTCAGGTGAGCGATCTGGAACTTGGGGTGATGCAACTAATACTAATTTAGAGCTTATTGGTGAGGCTTTTGGTTATGGTACCGAGGCGTTAAGTAATGCTTCTACTGCCACTATCACAATGGCAGATGCTGCTTCAGACGGTGTTCGTTCTATTTATTTGAAACTTACAGGGGCGTTAGGTCAAAACTGCACAGTTACTTTAGCTCCTGATACTGTTTCAAAAATTTGGATTATAGAAAACGCCACTACAGATTCAGGTTCTAGTGGGCCTTACTCTACCATTATAAAACAAGGAAGTGGCGGTGGTGCTTCCGTTACGATTCCAAACGGTAATGTAAAGGTAATTGTTACAGATGGTGGAGGTTCTGGTGCTATTGTTTACGATGCTTTTACTGATTTAAATTTAGCAGGAACTACTAAAGCTGTTACTTTAAATGCTTCTACAAGTGTGCAAACTCCTTTAATTGAGTTTACAGACGGGGATGATGCAATAGCTATTGCAGATGGTGGTTTAGTAACTATAGCAAATGTAACAGCTATTGGTGGATCAACAGCAGGAACGATAACAGGAACAACGATTACTGCAAATACCGCCTTTGTGCCTGATGCTTCTGGCGGAGCCGATCTAGGAACAGCCTCTTTAGAGTTTGGTGATGTTTATATAGCTGATGATAAACAAATTAAATTTGGTAGTGACCAAGATGTCACCATGGAATATGATGAAGATGGCACAGATAGTTTATTAGTAACAGGAGATATGACTATCGCTGATGGATCAAATGATTTTACTATTGCCTCCCATGATGGTACTAATGGGTTAATTTTAGGTTCCACTCTGGTTTCTGTTACAGCAGCGGAGATAAACTCGGTAACCACTAAGGCAAGTACTGGAAAAGCGATCGCAATGGCAATGGTTTTCGGGTAAAGGAGAAAAAATATGGCAAACCCAAATATTGTAGCGGTCTCATCGATATACGCTAATACCGTATTTGATGCGGACGTTGCGGCTTCTGCAGTATCACTACTAACTTGTGGATCAGACAAAGTTCAAAAAATTAACTCGCTGGTTATAGCAAATATAGATGGAACTAATGCTGCTTCTATTGATGTTTGGATCACTCGCAGTTCTGCAGATTATTATCTTGCAAAAACAATATCTGTTCCTGCTGATGCAACGCTAGTAGTAATTGATAAAAATATGGGTTTGTATCTCATGGAAAGCGACATTTTGAAGATTCAAGCCTCAGCAGCAGGTGATCTTTCTGCTGTGCTCTCTTATGAAGAAATAGACGACGCTTAATAGGAGCAATGGATGTCTCGTCGACGAGGTGGCTTTATAGGGGGTCAGGACAATCTTAGTGTACCTGATGCACCAACAATAGGTGACGCTACTGCTAGTGATGCTCAAGTATCCGTAGCATTTACTGGGCCTTCTGATGTTGGTGATGACCCTATTACTGAATATGCAGCCAGAGTAACAGATGGAACAAATACATTTAATGGCACTGCGTCATCTTCTCCTATTACTGTAACTGGACTCACAAACGGCACCAGCTACACAGCACAGGTATGGGCAATAAATGATTACGGTAATGGCCCACTGTCTGCTGCTACTGATAGTTTTAGTCCTTCATTAGCTAGAGCTTTATTTACAGGTATGGATAGTGCTAGTCGTATTGATTTTATAACTGTTACTTCTACTGGTAACGCTTCTGATTTTGGTGATGTTTATACAGGCACTACTCAATATTCGAGTGCTGCTGGTTCAGACACCAGAGGTATTTTGTATCATGGATTTAGTGGTGGACATACAAATATAATAAGTTATGTAACTATAGCATCTACAGGAAACTCTACAGATTTTGGCGATTTAACTCAGGCAAAATCTTATACTGGTTCAGCATCAAATAATGTTAGAAGTTTAAATGCTGGAGGTAATAATGGGTCTGGTTCAGTAAATGACATAGAGTATTTAACTATAGCTAGTACAGGTAATGGTACGGATTTTGGAAACTTATCTGCCTCAACTAGAAGCAAGGGTGTAGCTGGAAGCACTACAAGAATTGTTATGGGTGGTGGATATACTACAAGTTACGTAAATACAATAGATTTTGTAACAATATCAACTTCTGGTGATACTACAGATTTTGGCGATATTACAGTAAATAGAACTTCTGGAGCTTTAGCTAGTTCAACAAGATGTGTGTTTGGCTCAGGACAAGTTTCTGGCAGTAATTCTAATGTTATGGACTATGTAACTATAGCATCTGCTGGTAACGCTACAGATTTCGGTGATGCTACCGTTGCTAGAGATACTCCTGCTGGAACTGGTACAGCGACAAGGGGAGTATTTGGAGGTGGTACTAATGTTATAGATTATATAACAATAGCCAGTACAGGCAATGCTACAGACTTTGGAGATTTGCACACTACAGGAACACAAACTCATGGAGCGCATTGCTCTGATACTCCTGCCGTACAAAACGAAGCTGGATTTCCTCCAGCAGCTATGGGTCTATTTGCTGGTGGTTATGATAACTATGGTCAAACTGCGGTTGAATATATCGACATAGCAACAACAGGTAATAGTGCTATGTTTGGTGATCTAACTGAAATGTCAGAAGCCTTTGATGGTGTAGGATCTTCTACAAGAGCAGTGTT